ACCATCCATCCTTCCAGTCTACGATTTTAGGAACATACTTGTCCGCTAGAGCAACACTAAATGTTGGGATATGATCTGGAATAGCCTTATTAATCAGCTTATCTCCAGCACGGGTTTTCAAATCCTTGTCAATGATGCAATGAACGAGTTCTTCGTATTCTCTTTGGTTGTCAATAAAGCTATTAACTGCTCCAATAGCATCATGACCTGTGATTTCTCTATTCTTCAAAGCATCCAACAGATCAAATATAGACTTGTATACTTTACCACGCAGATGACTTTTCTTTTTAAGATTATCACTAGTTACATTGTACTGCCAAAGAGGATGATAAGTATAGAGCAGAATCTTTTTAAGAAAATTTGCTCCACTCTCATTAGAGGAAGTATAATCCTCAATAATGCCAACTTTATCAAGTGTGCTGCTAGTTGACTTCAAATCACGAACAAAACCATTAAGATGCTCAAACGACATTTTTATTTTCTCCTGTGTTGTCCCAATTCTACCATACGGTAGTCCCTTTGTCAAGTATCATCTAATCGGTTTCGTTTCTTAAATACTATCGCCATAGACTGAACCAAATCGCTGCCAGAAGTTTGAAACCAACATGGAAAAAACGCATGAATTATCAAACAAAATCCAGCCAATAAAGATAAGCATCCAAAAAATACAGCAAACCTAAAATGTTGCCAGTATGTCATATTGTTTTCTGCTAGGTGTTCTTTAATCTTATTTTTCATATCGTTTTTGTCTTGAAAGAAAATAATTCATAGCGTTAACGATGCTCTGAAAATCATCACCCAGTTTGCCTATGCCAGTATTGCAAGGTTCACAGAGCCAGCCCCTAAAACTATTATCATCATGATCATGATCTAAGGCCCATTTGTAGGGAACCTTTTTACAGCACTCACATACTTCTGGTTTTGGTGGCGCTTTTTTATGTAGCTTAACTCTAATCTTAGAATGTTTTTTAACACACTTGCGACATCTGCTATCAAGATTATCTTTGTACATAGTGTGTTTGGGAAAACTTGCTAAGTTTTTACGTTTTCCACAGTAAGTACAAATTTTTCTCATAATATTAAGTGGACGATTGGGGAATCGAACCCCGTCCAGTATAAACGTCTATATAAACTTCTACATTGTTAGTTACTTGTTATCACACAAATAACAAAGCTATCAGAATTATCTGAGTCAGATTGAGTACAATCATCATTCCTATTTATGTCTGGTAGGACTACCATATCCGAATATCGGAGTCAGCATGATTTGGTAATAAGGCTCATGCCGCCCCACTCATTACCTAATTAATTAGGCAGCGAGAGCGAGAGTTGAAACTTCGCCAATTAACATTTTTAATCGACTTTTATACTGGCCGGTCGATCAACCAGTCAATGCAATTTATATTTCTTTTTACCTGTCGATACCAGGAATCGCCCGTTCTTTAGTATACCCCCAAAACTTTGGTTTGATATGAATTTCTGGAGTTCTTTCTATAATAATCCTTGCTGGCTTGTTTGACAACTTTTTTAGTCTTTGAATATCTGAATAAAGTAGGAAGTTAAATCCTAGTGAAGTTAGGAATAATCCTGCAAAAATAGCCGTTAATGGTTGAAGTCTCATCAGAATCCTTCCTGTTTAAAGTAGGGCGAGTTGGAGTCGAACCAACCTATGAACACCTTATAAGAGTGTCGGATGCAACCGGCTTACCTTCCGCCCCGTGTTGAGTTATTGTATCATATCGACCAACCACTGTCAAGACCTTTAGGAATTTTGTTGAGACTCTAGTTGATTTAATCTTTGACTAATTTTATCTAGAGCTAATGCTGCATCTCCACAAGCCTTACACAAGTCAGAATATAAATATTCTTTCAAGTCATGAATTTGATCTTTTAGTTGTTGTATTTCTTCTTTTGACATATTATTTAATAGTGTTGAATGTTTCGTTTGATTCAGGATGCCAAAAAATCATCTCATTAGAGTCATCGTCCCATGCACACTCTATTTTTCCAGACGAGGCTACTTGGCTCAGGCTTGAGTTGTAAATCCATTTTTTAATCTCGGCACAAAGATGATCATAGTTACATTCAGAAATTATGAACTCATCATTATATCCTGGTTCAATATATTTTCTAACCAAGTTTTCTGCTTGAGCTAATGAAATCAAGTTGTCTACCTGATGATGGTATGATCTGGGAAAAACCATTACTACGTTTTTTCTAATGCTTTTAGTAAAAAGATTGACGTTCCTAATATTCAAATAGTTACTCATCATTGTCCTTTGAGGGTTTTGCAGAAATACTTGTCTTGTCTTTATTTGCCAACCAAAAAACCATGTCGTTAGACTCGTTATCCCAAGCACATTCTACGAATCCTTTTGAAGCAAGTTTAGCTAGACCAACTCCATAAAGCCAATCTCTAATATCATTGAATACATCATCAAAAATCTGTTCGTTGATAAGATAATTACCTTCTTCGTCAAGTCCAAGGTTATTTTTTTTGATCAAGTTAATTACCTGACCAATAGAGATAAATTCATCCAAATTTTCTGTATAGTCTTTTTCAAAAGAGGATGCAGCACCCTCTCTCATAGCTTTGGCATAACCTTCCAAGTCAATAATACTATAGCTTTCCATCGTTTCTTCCAATTAAAGATATTTTGTAGTACCCTTGCCACTCTCGTTAATTTTACACCGCTCCAACAGATTGTCAATAGTGTTCTGCAAACTATACTCCCCTCTACTTAGCCACTTTTTATCCTCATAAAGAGCAGTGGTAATTTGAGGCAGATAGAATTGGATAGCTCGTTCAAATTCTTCTGGAAAATAAGTCTTTAAAATACGCTCAATATGATAGAGACTGTTTACTATCTTATCTCTATTGTCAAGCAGAATATTGATTTGATCTTTTTGTTCTTGAGTAAGAGACATTACGCCTCCACCTTTGGTTTAAGTTTCATAAGCTTATGCTTAATTTTCCAAACATGAGTCTCTTTGTTCTGAATATCTGGCCCCATATAAATGTGACAGAAGCCTTGGTGCTTGTCCAGACCCCATGCTTTAATTCCATGCTGGTCAATCCCTTCCACAACAAAACGACCCCTATAACCCATCGGGATGAACTCAGCACCCCTCACAAAGTATGGGCCTCCACCAACTCTAATTCTATCTCCTTTAATCAGTTCCTTCCAATTAAAGTCACGAATAATCTTTGTGTTCTTTGCTTCTTTGCTCTTTGCCTTAAAAACGAACGGAGCATTGCACTTAGGACACATATAAGCTCGCGGGCCTGTGGTAGCTCCACATTTTTCACAAGTTTTTTGACCCTTACCCATTTTCTTTTCTCCTGTGTTTGTTGACGTTACACCCTAAGTATATCTCACTTATCGGCACTGTCAAGAGGGAATCTTTAGAGTATTCTCGATTTTTTGATTTAGTCACTAATTTAGATAATATAGCCTTCTTTTTCTGCTTCACTATCACAAAGAGTTTTTATCCATGCCATAACCGGCTCTCCTTCATTGTCTCTTCTTTGTTTACGAAGCTTTCCTTTTTCTCCAGTAACTTCACAAGTTGTATAACTCATACTTTCTGCCATATCTATTGCTCCTTTGATAAAATCATCAGCGCCATAAGCATAGGCTCTTAGCCCACCAAACTTTTCCTTAATTTGACTCCAACAGAAAAAATCTAGAGGCTCATTAGTCTTTTGCTTGTAATGAAGACGATTATCTACAATATAACATAGCTTGGATAGGATATTAAACCAACCATCCCCACATTCTATCCATGTAAGATTTTTAAACTGTTCAGGATAGGCTGAGATTAATTTAGCTGTTAGTTCAGGACTCATTGTAATCTACCTTGTGTATAATTCGTGTTCCAAGATGAGCGTTACTTAATTCTGTACTATCGTTAAGAGATTCATCACAAAGTCTTTCAAATTCTTTTCTGTCAATCTTTCGACCATCAAGAATAGTTTCTTCAAGATGTTTTTGAGTCAGCTCTTCTGGCTTATCAATCAATACAGTATCATAAGCGTGTTCAAGATTCTTAGCTTCAATCACATACTTATGTCGAAACAAAGAAACGGTATTAACTTCAAAAAGTGGCATAATAATCTCCTTAGTCTATGTTGATATTATATTCATTAACTAATCTGTGAAATTCTGATCTAATCTTGTCAAGAGCATCACCCGCATCGGTAAAATCATTGCTATATTTCTGCCAAGACCGTAATTGTTGAGAAAAATCCCACAACATTCTTTTAGCATCATTGGCTTTAACAGCCGTATCAAACTCGTACTGTTCTTCTGGTAGTTTAAATTTTAAAGTTGCTATTGGCATAATTCACCACTTCTTTTTAAGATCGTCTGGTCTTTTGTCTGGATCTGGAATAATAGTCAAAACATTGTTTCTGAAAGTTGTCATATAGCTTTGAGAAATCTTTCGCTTCAACAATCCCTCTTCTTCAATCTGAGTATAAACATTAATTCGATAATAGTCATGGAATACATTAATAACTTTAGTCATCAAATGATTTTTAGGTTTCTCAACCTGCTTAAACAATAGTCCCTCAAGCTCAAATTCATTAGTCATCTAGCTCTCCTGTTTGCTCTGTTCAAAATCCTAATAGTCTCTTTAGCATTGCTTGGAACCATAACCAGGCTTGGTGCGGTCTTATGTCCCCAATCCATATATCCAACAGCTTTTTGTTCTGCTGAACATTCCTTACATACAATATTTCTATTAGTTTCTACAAGAAACTCATATCTTTCAACACCAACACAATTTTTGCAATAAATGCAATTCATAGTTTCTCCAAAATGACGCGGCAACAACTCATGTTTTATACCACAAGTATCGGAGTTGTCAACAGGCAGACTTTAGAAACTATTTGTGTTTCTTTTTCTTTTTTATATTTCTGTCTAGATGGTCTAAATATAGATTCTGATGAAGCTGTTCTTGTTTCTCTTTTTCTTTGCGTAGTTTTTTATGTTTTTTATCTTCTACTAGTTTGATTTTAATAGCTTTTGTGCCAGAATATATCATGAAAAGAGGAACAAATAAAAATATCAAGAGTATAACATACGAAAAATAAAACAATATCTTAATTAAGTACCCTAAAAAAATAATACAGTAATATGAAAACGGAGCTTCTCTCTCAAAATATTCCATCCACTCTGGTTCAAACATAAGGAATGTCTACCATGTGTTCAATCTTGATGGTTTTAGTAGGACAAACAAAGTTTCCATCATCATCACTATAATAGATATTATTTAATCCCACAGCATTTAATAGCTTAGAGCAATTAACACATGGCTTGCTTCCAAGGATCAATCCCTGTCTGTTAATTCGTAAGACACATACGCTCCAATTAGGATCAATGGAGTTATAGCGATCAAGTAATTTAGAAATAAGATGAGATTCACTATGTACATAAGGATACTCCAAATATTTGGGGATATTAAATCTTTTGCCAATCCTAAATGCTTTGGTACTCATTTTAACAGGATTGTTCTGAGCAAATTCTATCATCTTGTTACCATCAAAAGCAGCACAATAATGATAACAACGAACAAGAGGATTCGGTTCCCAATTTTCGTAGGCTTTCTTAATGGTCTTGTGAATTATTTTCATTACTTTCATCCAATAGTCTATTTATTTTATCCAAATCTATAGGAGTATAAGTATCATCATTATCTTGACCATAAGCATCCCATTCAGTTTTATTTAATGGGGGTAGTCTGTGTTTAGTAACCTCTTTTGGTGTTGGAGTTTCTGGATTAAGTTTGATTCTTTTAGGTTCTTTCATAAGTACCTCTTTATTTTGAAGCTAACATATACAGTCCAACATTAGCTGCTGCATAACCAAGATAGGCTATAAACATACCATAGTTACTATGTAGATAACCTTGTTCAATGGCTATATAAAGATATATTATACCAGTAATAAGAATAAGGTTAGCCGACATTTTAGTTCTTCTCTATGGGGATATAGCGAGAGCCATCGGGAGCAGTTTGTTCCTGACCAATAGTAATCTTCTTATCTTCCTTCAGCAAGTTAATGATTGCTTGAGTATTGACATTGGGACTAATTGAAATTGCACCGATTTGAGCCATAATTATCTCCTTATATTTAAGAAACACAGTTTAGTAACGAATCATATTTTGCAAGAGCCAAGTCTTTTGCTTTTAGTTCTAGATCAATATCAAACTCAAGACCATAATTATCAAAAGTATTTTCTGGATAATCTGCGTGCGCTCTTGGATTATTTCCTTCTCTACTTTCACTATAATGAAAAAGCGGTCTAGTTTGCCAAGTATCCCAACACATATTAATAGCCTCACGTTCTGTAAGACCATTTGGGTGGCACTTATGATGTAAATAGTCGAAACATATTGGAATACGAGTAATCGGATGGAAGATATCTACTAATTCTTTCACACTCCAGCAGTTAAGTTTGTCATCGTTTTCGATTGTGATGCGAGCCTGACAGTTATTGTCCAGTTTCTTAAAGTTGTTGTAGAACCTGTGAGCAATTTCTTCTCTGGTTCCATTATTATTATGAATATGGAAATTCATTGGAGATCTACGATCTGCTGGAAGTCCAATTCTGTCAAAGAAACTGCTGTAGAAATTGAGTTCTGTAATGGTTTTTTCGATAACTTTTTCGTTGAGACTAGCCAGACTGTTAAATTCACTTGGATGAGCAGAAACACGAACGCTAGTAGAGGAAATAGTTTCTGAAAGATTGTCAAACGCATCTTGTATTTCGTCATAATTAGGCAAATCTTCAAGACTCACATTAGCCTCATCGTAAGTAATAAGAGGAAAAATGTCGCTACTAACACGATAAACATAATTGTTTTCTGCACAAAATTGAATTGTTTTATTGGTTACTTCTAGATTGTTTTTGATTCTATCACCAAGAATCTCTAGTGCTTCTTCTCGCGGCAAAGAACTGAATCGTTTAAAGGTCATAGTCTGATGACCAAATCCCTGTTCTTTCAACTTGAGGGATATGCAGCAAAGTCCAAGTTTATTCATAGTGTCTCCTGTGCCGGAATTATATCCTAGTATCGTCAAGTTGTCAAGCCAGACTTGAGAATTATTCGTATTCAACCAGCAATGCTTGTCGAATAGGATCAGTAAGATTATGACGATCTAGATAAAAAGATAGATCGGGATTAAAAGTATTAGGCATATGTTCTAATACTCTTTGTGAGTATATTGGACGTTTTGGTCGTAGTCTTAATTCTCTATTGAGATGATAACTCCATAAATACGCATTAGTTGCTCGTATATATTTATCTGTGTCAAAATCTTCGATAGGACAATTTTTGACCAGTTTTAAAACTCTTTTTTCACAATCATGTTCTATCTCTAAAATATCGTGTAGACTTTTGTCTAGTTCTTCTGTAGTGACTTTGTAGTCTTTAATAAAAGCACTAGCAACCAAAGAAGGATAACTAATCCAATCAAAAAGAATATCATATGTTTCCATACTTCTATCCCACAATTTACGATCAGTTTTCCATTGAAGGAAATGACAGTATTCATGAATAAGTATTTCAAAACCCATGTGATGCTTCATGGCTACCGCGAATTCTTTTTCATTATCTTCTATAGAACACCATCCGCCACAAGCTCCTGCTAATTCTTCTTGATTGTATAGCAAAACAGAGAATCCATGATCAAGTAATTCTCTAACTATCTTAATCGTTAAATTAGATTTAGTTTCCATTGTTTATACTAATTGTCCTTGTTCATTAACAACAGAATAGATTTTCATTACTTTGAGATCTGGTTCAAAATATTCATGAAATTTTTGTATCGCTGCTTCTCTTGAAGATTCAAAAAAAGAACCATGAAGAATAAGGTTTTGACCGTCTGAGTCTTGTAATTGTCCGGTCACAATAAACTCTTTCTTTACCATCCTAATGCCTCCGATGTAATAGGAAATTGCTGTGAAAAAATATCTTTAGCTTCATTGGCGATAATCATATGTTCTTTTTGAGTGCCGTGACCAGTTCTTAATTCAATCCAATGTATAAAGCTGCGTACCGATCCACTCATATAAAGCCTAGTCGGAGTAGATAGAGGCAATACAAATCTAGCACATTCTTTAGCAATGCCATCTGCTATCATGCCGTCATAAATAGCTTTAGCTTTAGCAAAATGTTCACGAATTTTACTATTCCATTTTACTTTAATTTCATCCGATATATCATCAATACTATTTTGTCTATTCTTATTATCTTGCCTTCTTAGTTCAAATGTTGGAATATCTTCAGCTAGTAATGTAGTATCGGCATATCTTTGACTAAATTCTTGGAAAGTAAAACTTCTGTGTCGTAGAATTTGAGCAGCTAATCCTCTTGTGGTGTTGATCTCGACGGTCATAAAAGCTTGCTCAAAAATACTCCAGTGCTGATGCTTAATACAATAACCCAATAGCTTTGCATAATCATCACGATCTTGTCCGCTTGGATTTGATACTCTGGCACAATACGCCATTAGTTTTTCTGCGTCAGGAGTTACTGAAATTAGTTTTACACTCATATTTGATCCTCCGTATATAATATTTCAAACTCTTCTAATGGACAAAGCTCTTCATCCCAAAATCCATTCTTTAGTCCTCTACCAAGAATATGCCCAGCTTTTAGCCAAACGGCATAGTCATCAACAGCCATTCTCTTTAAACTTCTTCCCCAATCGCATATTGTAGCATCAAAAACTTCTGTTCCAGCATCAAACCATTCGTCTGATTTAGATACAAATTTGACATACATTATTCTTGTGCCTCTTTGAATTCATAAAAATATTCTTCTTCTTCTGATTTGCTTGCCCACCTACTGCCAGTATGTTCGCAACTAAATTCTTTACTAAAAACTTTCCAATCTGGTTTCTTGTCAAATGTTTTACTGATAAAACTACCTCCATCCATCCACAGCACCCTATTGTTTGGCTGTATAAAAAATTGTCCACCTTCACCTAAAAATACATGACCACATTTATGACCGGCAGCCATTTCGCCATAACCAGATTTGTATTGTGGGCCAAAACACCAATCTAAAGTAAACAAATATTTGGATCTATGTAATGAAT